TCATTAGACATGATTGCGCACCCGCCTCAACTGCTCTTGGATTATCAGACTCTAAAGTAAAAGCGAAGTTTATTCTAAAATTTGAATCGCCCACTAAAAAATAGTGTCTTTCAGCAACCCACTTTCCTGTATCTAATAGGCTATGCTTATCATCTTGTTCCTGCCAGTGCAGTATATGTCTGCCAGGTTCTATTTGTCCTGTGCTTGTTTGTGTATTCATCTCTACATTTGTTAAATCCATTATTTACTCCTTTTTTAAATCCAACATTTATATTCAACGCAATCATCCTCTTCAGAACCACAGTAGTTACAATAACCGTCTGTATACTGTGGATCTTCACCAGGATCATACTCGTTGTACTCTAATAGCAATATCTCATTCATCTCAACATCTGCTCTCTGATTTCTTTCCAATCAAAAGGCATCTCGTTATCCAGACCAAACCTGTTCTTAGCTTGGAATCCTGGTGTTTCCTGCGTAAAGA